GCATTCTGCTTTGCTTCGGCAGTAGTATAAGATTTCTCTTGTAAAATTGTCAACGCCTAAGTTAGCTACGTCTGCATTTAATTCTGTGTTTGAGCCATAATATGTTTGCCAGTCTGAATCTATTTTGCCACGAATTTTCTTGCGTTTCTTCTTACCGTTTTTTAATTTTACCATACGATAAGTGGTCCTGCTAAATTTTGCCAGTTTTTTTCCAACGTACTGTCTGCCGGTCTGTTTATTAGTAATTAAATAAACAAAACCGACACAGTCCTCGGGCAAGGATTCGATTAGAGTGTTTTCGTAAAGCCATGTCATGCATAGTAATTATCTCGTTGCGGCTTAACAGTAATGTAGTCTTGAAACTACGCAATTTCTACATCTGTATTATAACTGGTATAGCCGTTTTCTTTAACCACGTGCAGAGTATTATTTACACGCCCAGCAAGTTCATCTTTGTGACTCACTAGCCAAATTGATTTGTTGGCTTCGCGACTCATTTTTTTCAGGATAGCTAGACTATTTTCTACTCCTGAACTGTCCATGCCTGAATCTACTAGCTCATCAATAAACAACAGGTTAATAGGTTGATATAGACTTTCCCATACATCGCGGAATGCCCAACTCAAACTCAATATAAGTCTATTACGTTCGCCACGACTAAGGTTATCAAAGTCTAAATCTCTGCCCAGTTCGGTAATGCTTACAGTTAGATCGTTGTTAAATTTAACTGTGTGCGGTAAGCCAATGCGATCTAGATACTGACCTAAACGAGCATTTAGGTAACTTAGATTTTGATCAATGATACGTTTACGGATAAAACTGTCCTTGTTGGTCAATAACTTCATTAAAAATTCTTGATGTTCTTTAAGATTAGTCAGATCGTTGATTACATCAAATTTAATTTCTTCGATGCCTTGACTCTGCATTTCTGCAATTTGATCACGGTACGGGTCGTCTTCTTCGGACTTAACTGCCAGCTGTTGTTGTAGGCTAGCCACACTAGCACGATGTTGTACAGCATCTTGTTCGCTATCATAAAATGTTGTAGGAACAGCACCCAGCTCACCTAAGGTAGTTAGTGCGTCGGTAAAAGCTGCTACATCGTTGGTAAATGTGATTAAGTTTTCTTCAGCAGTTGCGAGATCCTGCCGTTTCCCCGCCAAGACCTGTAGATGTTTTGCGTCGTGGAACTCTTGCCCACAGGTATGACACTGATGGTTGTTGAGTGTTGCGATCTCTTGTTCGAGTTTTTCAATAATCTTATTTTCGCGTATTTGGTCCTGCCGGGCACGTCGAAGATGCGACTGTAGGTCACTGATATCTTTCTCCTTCTGGCGATATGTTGCAAGCGCCTGATGTGCTTTAATCTCTTCATCGATATCAATTTCGAGTAACTGATCGAGAGCGGTTTCCAAGCGTGAGATGTCTTCGTCATGTTTTGTTTTCCATAAGGTTTGCCTACGCTTTAGATTTTCAATTTGTTCTTCGATTCTTCGATTAGCGTCGGTTACTGCTTTAATACGAAATTCTTCTTGTGTAATAGCGTCTTTGGTAGTTTTACCGAGTTCTTTTAATCGGTCAGCTTTTTCACTCAGGAGTGTGATTCCTAATAACTGTTCAATGATAGTACGTTGATCGTTGGCCTTCAACGACAAAAACGGTTCTGTATAAGTGTTAAGAGCTACAATATGTTTGAACATATCATGACTCATACCCAGCATACGTTCTATTTCTTGCTGTGTTTCTCTCGAGTCACCCTGGGCATCATCTGTAATTTCTTTTTCTTGATCGCCAACAAAGAATCGCATTACATTGGGTTTACGACCACGTTCAATTCTATAATCTATGCCGTCTTTTTCAAAATCAATAGTAACCATCATATTTTTACTATTGGTCTTATTGATTAGGTTATCTTTTTTGATGTTAGTAAGAGCATTACCGTACATGGCGTAGCTTAACGCATTAATAATAGTGGTTTTACCGGTCCCGTTACGAGCACCAGAGTCGTCTCCACCTAGATCCAAGTTTTCTCCTAAGACCAAAGTTAAATCTCGACGGTCAAAGTTAACAGCCTGGGTACTATTTCCCACGCTCATGAAGTTTCGAACTGTCAGGTCTTTTATTTTAAACATTCTTTTTCCAGTGACTTAAATCTTTGTTTACTCGTTGTTCAAACTTTTCAACTAAATGATTGATAGTTTTTATATGTTCAATAGACATCTCTCCACTATTTCTTTTAGTTTTAGTGACATTAGAAATTTGCGGAACCAATTCAATTCTATCAAGTCCTAAAAAGTCCAAGATTGAATTGTAAAAATTTTTGTCGTTAATTAAATCATCGTAGTACAGTATTTTAAACAATTTTGTTTGGGTAATCAAATCCCAGTGTTCCAAAATTTTAGAATAGTCGAGTTGATTGGTTTCTAGCATCATATCAACAAATAAATTAATATTATGATTATCGTGTGGTAAAAAATTATAAAGACTTTTTACAAAATCAAACGGGTTTCTAAATATAATAGAATAGTGAGTTACAAAAAGGGATAATTTAATTATTTGCCGCGACTCCATAGTCCATAATCCGGGACAAAAATTTAAGCTGACGTTAAATTTTTTATAATATTCTGCATATTGTTCAGCGGTATAACCGTGGTGCGAGTACAAGTAATTTTCTTTTTCGCCATCGAAGTCAACTTCAGGGTGAGCAGATAATGTATCAAACATTGCGGTAGTACCAGCTTTTGCCATCCCAATATTCAAATAATGTATTTTTTTCATCGGGAAGTCCCTAGCGTATTTTTTCTTCCAAATATCATTCCACTTAGTGGGCTAATTATTTTATAAACCAACGATCCAGTAAAGAATAAACAATTACTGTTAGATTGTTCATTGACTATTATATTTTTTACTTTTGTGTAATCCAAATATTTTTGATCATATACATTAGTGCCTGTGTATGCAAATGTTTTTAATAGATAAAAGTTATCAAGCTCAAACCCAGTTACAGTAAATAGGTAATGATATATACGTGGGTCGTTGCACGTTAATATAACTTTAGTGTCTATATTGGTGGGAATATTGGCAGTTAATAAGATTTCCCCGGATTTGCTTGTTAAAAATTCTTTAGTTACAAGAGTATCTTCGGATGTAATTATTGATGCAGTTATTTTTATCTCAGATTCTGATTTGTAATGAATTTTTATATCTAAAGAATTGTCAATCATAGATTCCTGTATATATCAAGCAATAAGTTTTTATTAAACTGTTCGCTTTCAATATTGCTTAGTTGCCCAAACACAATTTGATCTACAGATTCAAATTCAATATTGCCGGCTATTTCGTAATCAGTTAAGTCTGTTACCTTGGCTGGTATAAGTGTAATTTCACGCAATTTATAAGTATCGATAAAAGTTTCTTTGATAAAAGTTGCTTCTTCGTAACTGATATCAATATCTAAATTTACACGAACGTGCATATTAGGTTGTAACATTACTTCTGTGTGTTTGAGTACATCTGACAATTGAAACACACGATAGCGTGGTTGATCGGGCCAACTATGATAAACTGGCTCTTGGCCCCACTCTAAGATCATAAGACCACGATCATCGTCGCCGGCGTCAGCATAGTTATGCGGGAAACAGTTACCTAAGTATGTAACATTTCCTCGAGTCTGTCGTTTATGAAAGTGCCCAGAATAAACGTGTTCAAATCCGGCTAAATCGTTTTTGGGATTTACTTCACCGTGATCGGGCATGGCCACCATGGCATTCATTAGGTATCCAGGCAACTCAAAGTGCCCAAACATATACTTGCCCGACAGTTTTTTCAGCTTCTTGTAGTCGTCGCCCACAAGCCACGGAGCAATAGTAACGTCGCCGATAGTAGTCCAATCGTTACAAATGTGGATGCGAGATAGGTGTTTGGCCCACTCCACACTTTGTACATCACGCTTGTCGCGATAATACAGATCGTGGTTGCCAGGAATAAAGTATGTTTGATCAAAGTTTTCATTTAGGTGCTCCAGAGCACGTAGGCTATAATTGAGTGTGACTATATTAATGGATGCACGATTGTTGTGCCAGTCGCCCAAGAACAAGGCTGTTTCACAACCTTCGGCTCGGGCACGGGCAGTAGCCCATTTTATAAAATTGAGACAGTCCTCATTGTGTTGCGTACTGTTGGACTTCAAACCAAAATGCACGTCAGTGAAAACCGCTGCTTTTTTAAATAGATTAGTCATAGTAGTACAGTATAGACAAAAATTTGATAAAAATCAAATATTATTCGTCCGCTCCGTGTCCTATACCGCCTCCCCAATCGCCCTGACGAGTGTAGCTTGGAGTTAGGTTGTTCATTTCTAATATATCGTCTCTTAGATTTTGATTTCGCTTTTCAATATTAAGAACACGAGTAAAACTATTAGTAATTGCAGCAGTATAATAGGCAAAAGGGTTTTGAGATTTTGATTCATCGAATTGTAGTCCAATCTGGCTTAGTTGTAGTAGTGCCTGGCTACGCATTTCATCGTTATAGGTATAGCCACGCCAATTGCTACGTGTGGCATAGCGTTCACACAATTTAATAAACATATGAGCCAGTTTAGGAGTCATTTTGCCGTGATCCCGTGTAAACTTACCGGTTTTCATGCCACCGGACCAATGACTTTTACCAACACACACAGCTTCACCATCATCGTTTATCTTCCAATGCTGAAAAGGTGGAAAGTTTACTTTGACATACTTGTTATGTGTAGTATCTTCTTCGTCATATTCTGTAATTAAGGGATCTTCTGAATCTTCAATATCCAGTGCTGTCATACGTGCTTTGCGTGTTTTAACATCATCTACTGGAATATGGTCCCAGGTCATAATTCGAAATACCACATCGGTATCGGCAATGTCTTTGAGTTTTATTTCAAATTCATCTAATTTACGCTTGACGCCGGATTCGGCTACAGCAGCTTCGTGTGCTAATTTGGCCAGTCGTTCGGCACGATTTTTACGAGCTTCTAGGGTATTCTTTTTATTAATTTTTTCTACACTGGGTAATATCATGTCATAATCTTGATATTCCTGACGAGTATAACTACAGTAAGTGGTTTTGCTCTTGTGTATTTCTTTGAGTATATCTTTATTGTTGAGATAATTGTGCTTAATTTTAGTTCTCCTAATTGCTGTCTCCCGACAGGTTAGCACATACTAACATATTTATCTGCACCGGTCAACCATTCTATAATATTAGCAGTTTATTTTATCTATAAATACTTGTAATAAGGATACATTAATGTCTTATGTAGTTATACAAAATGCTGATACTGGACTATGGGACGTAGTTAATACCACTACCGATGAAACAGTTGCTAGCGGTATTACAAACCAAGCTATAGCCCAAGAAACTGCTAACAGTTTAGCGCAAGCAGAAACTGCAACTGCCAACACGTCTACCTACGGTATTCCAGGACAAACAATATACGACGACGGTAGCTCAATTCAAACCTTTGATGACGGTAGTACTATTATCACGGACAACGAAGGAACAGTATCCAGTACTCCGTCTATTCCTGATCCTATAGAAACTTCGCCAAATACATCTGGTTTTTTAAGTCAAGCCGGAGGGTTTATCAGTAGAAGTGCCAGCGGTGCTGTTGATTATGCTAGAAATATTGGCCCCAATTTACTGAACGGAGTAGGTTCAACTGCTTCACTGCTGAATCCTAATTTAGGTAGATTAGCTGCGTCAGGACTTAATCTTGGTGGATCAAATACCGGAGGACCAACCGGGGATCCTACAGTTAATATTAATACTGTTGCCGGAACTCCTAAAGAAAAAGATTGGCGCATACGTATCAGCTTACCAAGCCAAAGTCCGCTGTTGGCTTCG